GTGAGCTGGCCGAGGCGGTGGTCAGTGCGCCACTGATGCCGTTTGTCCGCAACTGGAACGACGGCTCGCTGGCCGGGCACACGCTGTTTGGTACCGGCAACCCGGTGCACGCAATCGTGTCGTCCCGGTATCAACTAAGCACCAGTTTTACTGTCCCCGCCTACAGCCGGCTTGACACGGCGTACTCCGTAACCAACTTCGCCCTCGAAGTCGACCTTATTGTCAGCGGCAACAACGCCGGCCGTCACGGCGTCGTCTACCGGACGACGGACTGGGCTGCCGGCATTCTCGCTTACGTGGCTTGGATCATCCCGGCCGCCGGCACTGGTCTGAACTTGCGGCTGCAGAGCAACGGGAGCGACTTGCAAATCGTCAGCATTCCCGGTCCGGAAACCGGCACATTCAGAATGCGTCTCGAGGTCATCGGCAGTACGCACAGAGTGTTTATCAACGGCGTGCAGCGCATCTCGCTAGTTGATAGTTCGTTTCTCAGCCCCGGCCAGTTCGGGCTGTACATGACCTTGAACAACTTCCAGGTCGCGCAGTTTGACAACCTGCGCATCGACTACTAAGACTAAGGACACCCATGGCCGACAGCAGCGGATTCAGCCTGCCCGACTTCATCTCCGAAAATCAGGCGCAAAAAGAGGTCACGGCCAACGGCTTTTTCGACGCGGGCAGCCCGGCGATTTTGTTCGGCCGCCGCGTATCGACCTCCGGATTGCTAACCTGGGGATTCTTTGGCGGCGAGTTGCTCGTCGACGGCGTGCTCACGGCGATCAACAACGGTTCCGTCTCGCTCACCGTTAGCGCCACCAATTTCGTCGAGGCGACGCGCGCAGGCGCGGTCAGTGCTAACACCACAGGATTCACCGCCGGCCGCATCCCGCTCTATGAGGTGGTGACGAACGCAACAACCACCACCTCCTGGACCGACCGCCGCGCATGGGTTCAGCCGGCGCACGTTGCCGGCCTGCTCGCGCGCGCGATGGCAACCGACGCCAACATCACCCTGACTGCCGCCGAGGCGCGCAACCAGATCCTGCGCATTACCTCCAGCGTCAGCCTAACCGCCACTCGCAACGTGGTCGTGCCGCTGGCGCCGCAAATCTGGGTCGTGGACAACAGCACAACCGGCGGTCAGTCCCTGCAGTTCATCGGCGCAAGCGGCACTGGCGTGACTGTAGCCAATGCGCGTCGCGCGGTGATATTTTCGGACGGTACGAACATTGTGCGCGCCAGTCCGGATCAGGCGTAAATTCTCGATGTGCTTCCCATCCACGAAAGGTGCATCATGATGACTCGACTTCGGCGCCGGCTTGCGTCCATTTTCATACGGCTTGCATATCGCGTGCGGCCGGCTTCCGACGCGGCGTCCTCCGCGACGCGCGGTCTTGGCGGCCCCGGTGCTGCGGATGCTTCCGCCCCGCGCAAGTTGACCGCGCAATCGACGCGCGGTCTCGGCGGCCCCGGTGCTGCGGACGATTGACGCGCGCATAGCGCTGTGCGTCGCAGTCGCTGTATTGACTGCCGCAGACGTGCCTCACCTCGTCGCGGCGCAGTGGCCGGACGCTGAGTCCTGGCGCATCGCTCGTCGCGCCAAATACGTAGCGGACGGAGCGGCGCACGCGCTGCTGCTCGCCGTAGTGCTGTACCTGTCGCAACAGGTCATGCGCGGCCGGGCGCTGATCGTCTGCGCCGTCGCAGTGCTGTACGGTGCGGCGCATGGCGTCATGCAAGCCGCCTGCGGATACGCGGCCTACTTCACGGACCGACCCACAGTGCGCGCCGTTGGTGGCTTGTGCGAGCGCGCTAACGGCTGGGAGCTGATCGTCGTGTGTGTCGTCGTCTCTATCGCAATCGCCCTCGTCTGGAGGCGCCAACATGGCCGCCGCTGAAACAACCGCCTGGCCGGTGGCGGCGGCCGCGTCACTCGCCGCATCGACAATGAGCCAACACTGGTTGCTCCTTGGCGTGCCGCCGGCAGTGTGGTTTGCCTGCGCCGCTGGCGCGATATGGGGCGCGACCTGGTTCGAGGCGCACCGGCCGGTTGCGCGGCCGATTGCCATCGTCGCTAACTTTGGGGCGGGCCTAGTGCTATCGACCGGCCTAGACGAGTACGCGAACCTGGGCACCTGGGCGCACGCAACGGCAGGATTCGTCGCCGCCGCGTGGCCGGTGATGATCGCGCAAGCCGTGCGCGACTCGATCATCGGGGCAATCCACAAGATCGTCGGCCGCGAAGGCGGGAAACAATGATGACCGCTCAGTACGCCCTGTGCTTCGCCTTGCTCTGGTGGGCCGTCGTGCGCAGCGGGCACATGGGGCCGCGAACGCCGCTTATCGACAAGTGCGCCCTCGCCGCGCTCGGCGGGGCCGCGGCTGCGTACATCGTCGAGCTGCACCAGTACGGCAGTCCACATATCGGCGCCCCGCTGCTTCTCCTCGGCGCGGCGTTGTGGGTGCTGCCGCCGACCGTGCGCTGCTGGCTTTGCAGCATCAAGTCGTTTCGGCACGTACTCAGGCAGGCCAACGTGGAGTCGCGCAATGATCGATGACGATCCGCCCTGGCTCGAGATTGCACGCGGCCACATCGGCGTGCGCGAGATCCCGGGACCGCAGCACAACCCGGTTATCGCGCGCTGGTTGCACGGCTTGAAGGCGTGGTGGCAGGACGACGAGACGCCGTGGTGCGGCACGTTCGTAGCCGCCTGCCTTCAGCAGGCCGGGCATCCTGTCGCGCGCAACTGGATGCGCGCCCGCGCGTGGCTGGACTGGGGCCTGCCGATCAACGTCGGCGCTCTGGGTGCTGTGGCGGTAATCAAGCGAGGCGACAACCCGCAGCAGGGCCACGTCGGATTCGTGGTCGGATGGTCCGCGGATGGTCGGCTGCTGCTGCTCGGCGGCAACCAGTCCGACGAGGTTAACGTCCGCGCGTTCGCCCCGGACCGGCTGCTCGGCTACCGCTGGCCGCTCGGCTACCCGGCGCCGGCCGCGCCCGCGCCGCACCTGACGCGGGTGGCGCAGATGTCCGCCAGCGAGGCGTAGCGCGCGGCACAATGTCAAGCGGAGATTTAGCCATGACGAAAAAACAACACGTCTACCGTTACCGTAGCGCCATCACCGGCCGCTGGGTCACCCCGGACTACGCCCGCCGCTACCCCGCGCGCACTGTGCGGGAGCGTGTGCGATGACGCTCAGCATTCAGCTGGCCGCCGCCGCGGCCGCGCTGGCTTTGGCGTTCGGTGCAGGCTGGCAGATCAACGGCTGGCGACTCGAGGCTGGGGAGATGGATCGCGTCGAGAAGGCCATGCAAGCGCGCGAGGCGGGCTTGGAGCGCGTTGCCGGCGTGTCGGCTGCCTACCAGCAGGTCGCAGCCGAACTCAGGCGTCTAGACTCCGTCAACCGTGTGGAGACCATCCGTGAAGTTGCTCGCGTGGAGTATCGCTGTCCTGTGCCTGAGCCTGCTCAACGGCTGCTCGACGACGCCGTTAACGCCGCAAACAATGCGGCCACAGGCCGACCTGCTGCAACCGTGCCCGCTGATCGCCAGCCGCCCCCTAGCTGACCTGGGCGAACTGCTGCTGTGGACGCGCGATCTGGTCGCGCAGTACGGCGAGTGCGCCGCCCGCCAGCGCGCGCTGGCCGATGCGGTCAGATAGACAATCTGGGGTTGCTGTCTAACTCAAGTTATGGGGCTTGAGGCTGTCCACCGCTTCTATGCGGCGCCCCAGCCATCGAGCACAGTTCACCGCCCAGGAGTTCCCGAGCGCCCTGTACCTGGGGCCGTCTGCTGCAGCCTTGCCCCGGTAGACGATGGCGGTGTGCCCATCGGGGAAGCCTTGCAGCCGCTCGCATTCCACAGGCATTAGGCGGCGCACCGCCGCCGCCGTTGCGGTTGCAGGGTGCTTGCTCTTGTCCAGCGTCGGGCTAATCGTGTCCACGGCCATGCCCTGCGCTGCGGCGTTCTGCCATCCGAACGCCACGGCCGGCGCATGAGCTCCAGCGGCCAGCGTATGGCACGGGTCGCCAGGCTTCGGGTTGCTTCGGTTCGCTGCGCTGGTGATCTGTGTGGTATCGAATGCCAGCACCCCGTGCCCCCTGTTGCCTTTGCTTTGGGCCGCCTCAAGCGTGCCGCTGATATCAAAGCCCTCGCCGCGCAAGGTGTGGGCCACAATCAATTCATCCTTGCTGTCGCCGCTTCGGGCGCCGTGGCCTGGGCCGCCGTTTGCAGCGCCAGCTCTACTGCATGGGGCAACCGTTTCCCCCGGCCGGCGGCGCGGCGCAAGATCCCCGCGCAAGCTCTCGCGCTCAAGAAGTACCGCTGCGGCACTTCGCCAGTCTCCAAGACATCCGACAACGAACACACGCTGCCGTCGCTGTGGGACGGCACGAGCGTAGCCGTCCACTCGCACAAACTGAGCGTCCAAAACGCGGTAGGCGAACCCATACCCGAGGTGGCCCAAGAGCCCGAGGAAGGCACCAAAGTCCCGTCCTCCGCTTGATGACAAGACGCCGGGGACGTTCTCCCAAACCAGCCAGCGGGGCCGATACCTTGCAGCAATGGCACCAAAGGTAAGCATGAGCTGGCCACGCGGGTCATCCAGTCCAGCGCGCATTCCGGCGCTGCTGAAAGACTGGCAGGGTGTTCCTCCGCAGAGAACATCGATAGTTGCATCGGGCCAATCCTTGTAATTAGTCATGTCGCCCAGGTTGGGCACGGTTGGGTGGTGGTGCGCCAGCACTGCGCTGGCAAACGGGTCTATCTCGCTCAGAAAGGCAGCGCGCCAGCCAAGCGGGTTCCATGCCGCACTTGCTGCCTCAATGCCACTGCACACGCTGCCAAATCTCATAGGTCTTCTCGCTTCGGAACCGGCCCCATAACACCGCGCT